TTATTGTTTTCTAAGGAGGAAACTATGATTAAATTTATCGAAAGAAACAAAGAGATCATTAGCACACTCAGTATCGTAGCACTAGTAACGGTTTTGTCAAACTCTGCTAATGCTATTTCAGATCTTGATACAAAGAACAATCTTAGCCTGGAACAGGCTCAGACATCGGAAACCGCCTCGAAAGAGGTTTTTTTGGTTTCTAAGACAAAAAAACTAGAGAGTTTTGAGAATAAGGTTTCTCTAACTGATTTAGAACTAAAAGAACTGCTATCCCTAGTAGGCTTCAAGGGTAAAGACCTTGTAGTTGCTTGGGCAGTGGCTAAAAAAGAGTCTAATGGGCGACCACTGGCTTTTAACGGCAACCACAAGACTGGCGACTCGTCTTATGGTATGTTCCAAATTAATATGATTGATACACTTGGTCCTGATCGTAGAACTAAGTTTGATCTTGAGTCTAATGCTGAACTATTCAATCCCGTCAAGAATGCAGAGATTGCATACTACATGACAAATGGTGGAGAAGATTGGTCTTTAAGTGTGTCTTTAGTTTCATGAAGCACCCACACTGTTTACATGTTGCTGTTAATTTTATTAATTCTGGACAAGATTTGCAAATATCTAGTCTTTCAAAAGCAATGTCTTCAGGTACTCTGTTTCCAGGATTTATGAGGTCCCAAGGCTTAACCTCTCCCATATTTTTTCTAAATCTGTCCCATATTTTTTCATCTGAATTTTCTTCCATGTATATATTCTATCATGATTAGACCTTTGAGTTGTGGACTACCATATTTCCTGCAATGATTGTATCTACTGGGAAAGCATTAAACTTAAAGACATTTCTTGTTTCTTCAATATAATCAAGTGAAGATACTGGAGTTGCCACCATTCCGCTATCTGTTGCCTCAAAAATAAAGTCTAAGGATGTTACTGTTTTTGCCTCTACGAATATGTGTGAAGATCCACGCTTGATAAGAACTTTCTCTTCTGGAGTAAATCTCTTTGTTATATCACCATTAAAGTATATAGTTGTTCCCTTTGTAGATGGACTAATCTGTACAATTTCTGATTGTACTCTCTTAACATTTTCAAGATTTTCTGGGTAGACTGTTGATGCACCTGGATCTTGCAAATCGTCAAGGAGACCATCCCAAGTAATAGACCAAATTTTATCTCCAATAATAATATCTTTTGCTGCTTTGAACTCAACAGAGTTTTCATATCCAACTACCTGAACAAGTGTATCTTCGTCAATACATACTGTGAGTGGTACGAATGAGTACGTTGATGGTGTAAATGAGTATGGAGTAAATGAGTATGGAGTGGAGTAAATGAATACGGAGTAAATGAATAAACTGGACTACAAGTTGCTGCAGCAATTGGGGATGGGCCTTCTTCTGGACCTGGTGCACAATTAAAGTTGTTTCCAGGACCAAGTTCTCCCATTTGTGTAAGCAATTGCTGAACTTGTGAACAAGTCTTATTTGGCCAGAAGTAAGGACCAACCACTGATCCATCTGCACCAGATGCTGGGTTGGAACAGTGTGTGTACCATACACCAGTTGCGGCAACTGGAGTAAATGAGTATGGAGTAAATGAGTATGGAGTAAATGTATATGCGGTTGGAGTAAATGTATATGCGGTTGGAGTAAATGTGTATGCAGTTGGAGTAAAAGAATAAGGAGTAAAAGAATAAGGAGTAAAAGAAAAATTATAGTATGTATAAGAAACATTTGTTTCGTAGTCTACAAGAGAATCAAATGATGGATTTTGAGATGCAATTTTTTGATTTAAAGAATCATCTGCCGTATCTGTTGAACCAGTCTCCAGTGGAACAAGTCCATTACTAACAATTGATGATGAGGCAGTTGTTCTAGTCAAACCAGAAAGATTAGGTACTTTTACCATACCCTTTAAAGATGACCAAAAACCAAAATTTAGCATCTTTAACCTAAGCCGTCAGGTCACCAAGAAGTAGCCAGGTGTTAGTGTCAACTTTTGTAAGAACTGCACCAGAGTACCTAGAGGATATCTTTTTGTTTGAGTTTTTGCTGTTAATAATTACACCTGGTGTTGCACCTGCAAAAGAAACTGCCCCAGTTCCATACCGAATAAACTCAATTTTTTGCCCTATAGAAAAGGCTGCAACACTGTTTAATGGAATGGTTATAACAATATCTGAAGAAGACTCTACAGAAATAGTTTTTCCTGAATCAGATTTTGCAACGGTATAGTCAGAAGTCTTTGTAACAAATGTTGCAGAATCGTTTACATATCTCCAAGCAGATCCAGAATAATACTGGACTTGGTCTATTGGTGTTCCATCATCTTCTTGTCTAACAAAACAAACTAAGCCTGCTGTTGGAGATGTTAAAACAGCGTCTCTTGCTGTTGGGTTTTGAAAATTATTAATTCCGCCCTTGGCTTTAATAACATTATTAAATGTAGTTGCTGCGGAGAATGTTTGCTCGGCTGACCAAGTATATTCTTGATTTGTATTTACTGATCCACCAATAGCGTACCAAGTATCGTCAGATTCGTTGTATATATAAGCATTCTTTCCATCAGTATTAATTGTTGCCATCTGAAGTTATCCCCAATGCTCTTAGTTCTGCTTCTGTAAAACCTAGTGCAACAAATTTTGCAATAGCATTTTCCTTAAATTCTTGATCTATTGTCTTTTCTTTTTTAGCCATTATGCACCAATCTCTTTCCACTCGGTTCCACTGTAAACATATATTTTAAGTGGAGAAGAATCTGAGTCAACCCATAATGTACCAGTTGATGGAGATGCAGGAGATGTTGTAGAATATTGTGCTTGAGCATATTGAACTGATGCAGAGATGCCAGAATCTGAGTCTAGCCAAACATACCCATTTCCAATACCAGTTGGCTGGGTTGTTGAAACGGTGGATCCAAGTCCACGATTGTTAATAACAGTAATATCTGCTTCAATTCTTTTTAAGTTACCAGCCAAAGAAGTTGATAATATCTCTGACTGATTAGAAGGTGGTGTTGTGGTTCCATATAAAAATAATTTTAAAGCCTCTTGAATATCTGCAGACTCATTGTAGGATGGCACTTTAGTGTCATAAGGTCCGTTAAGATTGATATTATCTGCCATTATTCATCTCCCCCAAAATTATACCACAGAAATAAGTAGTTCTACTACTTTCTGTCCGACCACTTCTACCCAGTTGGAGTTGTTTAGTTCGATTGCATTGACAATAATCTTAAGCGCTCTGACCTGATTGTCTGTAATGATCTCTAAAGATTTCACGGTAGTTATGATTGGCAAATCATTGACAATAGACTTTTGAACATTGATCTTATCAATAGTGACGGTTGCAACAAGGTCTTCTGGGACAATGCTAATAAGTGGAATAATAATCTGAGCATTACCGCCTATAAAGTCAGAAACAACGCTCTTGCTAGTAAAGTTTGGGATAATCTTTAAGATCTGTCTCCAACTGTTTACTCCATCAGCATTCTGATACTGGTACAAAAACAGGTAAGACTCATCTTGTGGATCTACATTTATATACATGTCTAAAAGGTTTGGACTTAGTTCTGCTGTATTTGGAAAACCATTTCCAACAAACCAATAACTTCCTCTTTTTCCTGTTGGACCAATATCAAGATCTACTGAAATTTTAGAAGGACCACCTAAAACAGTTATATCGTCTGTAGAATAAATATCAGGCATATTTAGACTCCTTGAGTTACGTCTGCTGTAACAGTAACTGTTCCAGTTAGGATTGTATATACAAGTGGGTATGGCGTTGCGCTTTTGCTAATCTGAATATCATAAACATACTGTGTACCAGCAGTTAATTGTGCTCCATCTGCTGGTCTAATCGCACAGATTGCTTTTGTAGGGTCATCTGCACTGACTACAGCGTAGCACTCTACTGGAGTTGTTCCAGATCCTCTTTGTGTAGATATCGAAAACTTGATTGTGTAGCCAGACATGATAAAAGCGGATCCATCGCTTTGTTTTGGGTAGATAGAAAAATCTTGAGTATCACCCTTGTAGTATGTTAAGTTTAGTTCTCCTGGAAATGCCATACTTTATTATACCACGCCGACATAAATAGAATTGAGGATAATTGATGATTCGTGATCAGTTCTAAACTGAGGTATAGCCCCTTCGCTCCAAGACCACTTGTCCTCTATAAATACTTGCTGGGTTATAGACATAGGATAGGAGGTTTGATATTTAAAAGATCCTAGGAACTGACAGATGTTCTGTTTTGATTTTGAAGAATATGTTCTTGCCCATAGTTCTGTACCTGTCTGAAAAGTTGTTAACTCAAAGTTATAAGTAACAAAAACTTGGGCTCCAACATTAAGTCCTAAAAAGTTAAGTCTTCTTGAATCCTGATTCCAAAGGCTTGTGCACCCTTTTGGTATAAAAGTCTCATCTGAAGTCTTTTGATTTGAGAGTGAAACATCAACCCAACCATCTACACCATATGCTGCTCCTAGACGAATTTCTTTTCCTTGATCTGAGTGGTAACTTGCCCAACCAGATTGCTGTCCAGAAGAAGACACTGACGATACTCCGTCTTTTCCTTTAGGTCCCTGCTCTCCTCTAGGTCCTGGAGGTCCTTCTGGCCCCTGCTTTCCTGGCTCACCTTGTGGGCCTGCTGGTCCTGGAAGTGGAAGAAAGATCTGATTGTTTTCTAAATTTTCATTTGCCTGCATTTGTTGAACTTGTGCAGCATATGAGGATTTTCTTGCGCTTGGAAAGTCCATAGATTTAGAAGAGGCCATAACAGCATTATCTCACTATTTTATTTATTTACTTTAAAAATTTTATCCTTGATTTTAATTACTGGTGGCAACTCAGGTCTTGGGGTTGTAACTTTTACTACTGCCATTATAGACTTCCTGTAATATCACCGATGACAGAAATAGTTCCAATCAAAGGTGTCCAGATTGTTTCTGCATCAATAGTAACTTGTAGATCAAAGGTTAACTCTGTTACAACTGATTTAAATCCAGTACCCCAAAATTGTGTAATAGACGCTGGAGCCATAATGTCAACATAGCCTACTCCAGGTGTAATTTCCAGGGAATCAAGAAAATCAGACTGAGGATCATAAGAAGTAGCCTCATAAGTCCAATCAGAGGTATCAAAATATGTTACTTCGTCATCCTGCAAGAATTCAACACGTAGCGGGGAGGTATCTCCTCTAACGATATTCCATTTGATACGAGCAGGGTCTGCTCCAAAAATCTCAGGTGAACAAAGAGTCATAGTAATAAGATTATACCATAAAAAAACAAAGATTTAGAGTCAGCGTAAAAGTCATAGAATTAAGAGACTATATTTAAAGTTATCAAATCGTTATAATAGATAATGTCCGTTTTGTCATAAAAAGTCTTAAAGGTCAGGATCTTCGTAGTGTATACTAAATATATATAAGAAAAAAGAACTATCTTGAAGGTTTATATATAGAAGATATCTTATATATAGTATATAGAGTTACTTTGGTTTGGCAATATACTCAATCAGAATATCATACATATGGTCAAGTTTATTCTTCATAACCTTATGATCTTCTTTCATCTGAGTTCTAGTAGCATCGGCTTCGTTAATTCTCATTTCTAGTCTCGAAATTTGATCCTTCATCGATGATCCAGAATTGGGTTTAAGTTCTGCCAAATAATGTTTGACTAGCCACTTGATTGCAAAAGCAATAGATGATACAATTGTAAGTATGGCTACAATTAGGGAAGCCCAGTCTTGGATTGTCATAACTAGATTATTATAAGGGGTGTTTTGTGAAAAATAGAACTGAGTTCTCTTCAGCAGCATTTCTTTTTAGAGAAAAACCATTTATCAATAGCATATCAAGTAGCAATTTAGAATATATTAAAGGCGAGTCTTATTCTTACTATATTAATGACCAGCCAAGTAAAAAAACAAAAGACGATATTGAGTATAAACTAAATAATTATCTTTTTAGATCTGATGATTTTTGCAAAGAAGATTCTGCAGACAACTTCTTATTTGCTGGATGCTCACAAACTGTCACACTAGGGCTACCACTAGAGTTAAGTTGGGCTCACAAGGTTAATTCTAACTTTTATAAGAATAAGTATATTAACATCTCTGGAGTTGGTCTTGCTATTGATGCAATAGTTAGTAATATAGTTCACTACATTGACATGTTTGGAAAACCTAAGGCAGTTATTGCTTTATTCCCAGATCATTACAGGGTTACAGAAATAAAGCATGACACAATAACAACAGACTGGCTAGATCCAAGAGAATATGATAAAAATGTTGACAGGATAGAAGATGCAATATTTAAAGACTATCTTTCTTTTAAAAATTTAGAAATGATATGCAAAGCAAATGAAATACCTTTGGCCTATTCTAGTTGGCAGCCACATACTGCTAAGGTAATAAAAAAATTAACAGAAAAGTCTTTTTTAGAAAATGGATTTGATATATATGAAAACATTGATATAGATCTAAAACTTTTTTCAAAGAAAAATAGCAAGTATCCTCATTATTGGGAATATGCAAGAGATGGTGTCCATTACGGAGAAAGAGATAATTTTATGTTTTCTCAATCATTTACTAATAAACTAAAGGAGTTAGGATTTTAATGATTAAAGATATACTAGACACTATTAACTATTCAAATCAACTTATCATATCCCCCGATATGGATGGCTTTATGACCGCAAAATTATTAGAGCGCTTTAACGGTTCGAAAATAGTAGGTTCGTACGATAAAAATCTTTTATGTCTCGCCGACGGGATCAACCCAGAGGAATGCTTGTTCGTCGATTGCGATATGAATAGGCAAGAGTATGTTTCTCTCGGAAATCATATGCGCTTACTTGAGGATAATATGTCGGTTGAGTCATTCAATCCAAATGTGCACTTCGGCGTGGCGACATATAGCGACAAGTTTCCCTTCGCCACTGCGTTTTTAATTTCGTTCGCAACAGAGGCCCAAACCTCCGAAGAAGACCTTATCCGCATGGCTTTCGCTGATTCTACATTACGCAATATGGAAAAATATAGCGACAACATGCGAAATTGGTCTACACGGATGGATCATCCTGCAGTTAAGTACATAATGGACAATTCGGACATTGCAAAAAGAAATGATGCACAAGCAAGGTTTGATTATGTAGATCAATCATTTACATCTAAAAGATACGGCAAGGCAAGATATCTGGATACCCTTAATAAGGCCCTAGAAGGCCAGGGGATGAAGTTTGAACCACTTACCAGGGGTATCAAGTACATCTGCGACAAAGTTGGCAAAGAAACCGTTATGCGGTATAATAGAGATATCATATCTTACGCAGAGATCTTTACAGGAGAATACTCTGTTACCTATGACCAAGAGACGGAATGGAAGTAATATGTTTACATGGGGAAAACACCTTATCAGAGTTGTTCATAATTTTGCTACGCCAGATGAGTTGTCTATCCTAGATGACTACTTAAAGTCACTTCCAGATTTTCATACAAAATCAGTCTCATGGCTAGATTTTATTGAAGCCGAGCATTTGCCAGAGTATAAAATTGATGATCCAAACGTAGAAAAGGTTATGCGTGAATTAAATACACGAACTAACAAATACATAACAGAAGTCTATTTCCCCGAATCAGAGTTAAGTGTCATCAGAGATAATGGAAATAGAGAGTTGGAACTTGTTAGATGGAGTGCTATGTCACACCTTGCTCCTCATTCAGACTGGAGACTTGCAGATGGATCTCCTTATCCATTAACACTGCCACAATTTACAATTGGATCTCTTATATATATCAATAAAGACTATGCAGGCGGAGAGATTAACTTTCCAGATTATGATTTTAAGTTAGATCCCCAACCTGGAGATTTAATTTTGTTTCCCTGCCAATATATGCATGAAGTTCTACAAGTACTTCCACTTAAAGGAAAAGAAAAAGCAAACAGATATACCATGCCAGTATTTTACTGGTTTGACTTAGAGGAAAAGGAATAATACAATGCCACAAAAACAAGATGTAGTTAACTTAATGACAAATGTCATCAATGATCTAAATTTTCAGAAAGCCATGCAAGATGGTGTTGACGAAATGCAGATTCGTAATTCGATTGCCCAGCATCAGGATGAACTTAATTTCATCAATGGTATTTTAGTTGATGCGCTAAAGGCAAACAACCTTATTAATGTAGACTAAAACTTAGTCGACAATAGTTTCTCTAGAACCAGGTTTATTGGCTTCAAAACCAAATATAAGGTTTGCTCTAGGCCCTATAGCAGACACTTCATGCCATAGTTCCTTAGGTATAAATATCACATCTCCTGGCTCTAGAATAAACTCTGTAGGCTCTGAGTCATATTCCTCTGATGTACGCCATCTTGTTTTACCCAAACACTGAAGGTTAAGCACATCAGCGTTATCTCTATGTCTTGTTGAAGACTTGTCCCAATCGGTTACAGAAAATACAGAATTAATGTCTGTTAGTTCACCATCATAGATTTCTGTCAATTCTCTAATATAGAAGTCTTTGTTTCTATAGTGATCAGATGTCTTAGGCGATACTAAATTGAATTCCCCCCAAAATTGTAAAATACCTATAACCTTCTTGCCAGCCTTCTCAAATGCTTCATTTCTAAACATTGGATCATCATCATGTGCACAGGAGTTTACGTTATTTAAGAATTCTTCCCAATATGGAAGCATGTCTTTTGGGATAGCACCTCTTAGAACTGTTCCAGTGTTTGTTAGTACTGCGTTTAGGATCTGATTATGATATAAGTCTTTTTTGTTGCAATCCTTACATACCGTTTCTGAAAAAATTTTTACAGACAGGTTTTCTGGATCAGGCCTACCTAGGTCTTCCCAAAATTGTTCTCTACCCATGGAGTCAGTGTTAGGCATTGCTTTTGATTCAAACTGGAATTCACTGTCCCAGGCATTTTCTAGATTGTCCAAAATTCCCATATCTCATTCTACCATAAATCTGAATATTTTTACTAGATGTATGATACAAGAAATAAAAAAATAAAACATAAAAATATAGTGAGCACTTTTACAGGTGATGATGTGTATTTATTTAATCACACCACCACCCGCAAAGTGATCTGGGTACTACCCCGACTTACTTAGTATGGGTACCACCTTGCGATCCAAAAAGTTTTTCATCTTTTCGGTATCTTTCTTTTGCTTGATGTCTATGTTAGTAATACCTAAATCTCTAACTACCTTGCTAGTTTCTACTACAATAGTTTTAGCGAATGCAACACCTAAAAGTTTTAGACCTAAAGGAATTGCAACCACCGCACCGATTGTTAGCACTAGCATCATGATAGCCATAAAAATAAGTGAGTACTGTACTACATTAGCAAACCACTCGAATGGTGCAGAAATAAAATCAAACATTTATTCTCCTTAGTCTGATGTAGTGAGTGTTGATGTGGGGGTGAGTGAGTCTAGGTAATCTTGGCGTACCTTAGACATAACTCTATCTATCTGTGCATAAGCATTAGCACACTTATAGCAATAGGTTTCTGTGTTGATGCCTAGCATAAAGGCATCTGTTCCACTATAGACTAACTCTGTTGAGTCGCAGTTAATTACCTTGCATGTATTTGTGTTCATTTATTTATCTCTTTTCTGTAGTGCATGAGCAGGGGTTGATTGTTATTTGTTTTCCTTTTTGTGTAACTACCGCTAGGGTGTTACATGATGAGCATAGGTATAGGTGCATTAGAATTCACTTTCCTTATCTAGCATGGTGGGGACTAGTACAATTATAGTGCATAGCACTGACAAAACTAGGATGATAATAGGTAGGCTCATTAGATACACTCCTCACATGGGCATTGTGGGAATTCTGCATCTTGCTTAATGCGATTAGCAAGGGCAATAACCTTTTTATAGGTATCGGCAGACGCACCCCTAAAGGATACTACCTTACCCTCGGCTACTAATTGAGCAGCCTTATTTATTTTTTGTTCTAGTGTTAATGTAGTCATTTGATGACCACCTTTCTTTTTAATGCGATATCTATTTGATACCTTTTTCCTTGACCTAGGTTATTTGCTCTTATTTGCTACGCTCACCCGATAATCGGTTTATTTGGTAGGCTCAGAGGCTCACTAGGATTTTTCTTTATTTAATTTTTCTTACTATGTAAGTCTAGCAAAAAATCTAATAAATATCAACTTACTAGCCAGTATTCTCATATAATGAGACGCTTGGGCTATGTGATTTAGGTCACTTATTTGCTAGGCTCATATAACTTTTTGTTATCTTATTTGCTAGGCTCATAACCTTTTATCTCTATTTAATTTTTCTTATACTAGTATAATAACACATCTACCCCTAAAAGTCAAGTCCTAGCACGGCGTGTCGTGTGTGATATGCGTCACATGGGGACGTGCATGATCTACCCCCTATACAGGTACCCCCTATCTAGGACGTGCCCTGTGGATAACCTGTGTATAACTATAGTGGTATACATCACATGTGTGCTACATCACAATGTCCAATTTATACCTTTTATACCCTCGTAAATGTCAGACCCCCCTGTTATACTTACTAGTATAAAGAAAGTCAGAAAAGGTTTCTGAACTAGAAAGGACAATAAAATGTCAAACAGTATTTTCGGTCAAGGTTTCGCTAAGGTTAGCGATTACCCTAAAGGTCTAATGAACCTCTGCCCTTGTGGGCAGGTAGTCTTAGCACCTGCTAAGTATCACGCAGGTCAGCCTTGGTGGGATAACCCCAACAAGTGTAAAGAATTATTCGAAGGAGTAAAATAAATGAACTTAGATGAATACAAGCAAATGATAGAGGCTCAACGCCTCACCTCTTTAGCAATAGCGTTAGACGCTCTACGCAAATCCAATGCCATAATGGAAAACACTTTCAATTTAGAGGAGAATGAATAAATGAAAACACTTCAAGAAAAATTAGACCTTGCTGCAAAAGCAGTTGAGCCAGTTTTAGCAGAATTGCTAAATGAGGTTGATGAAAAAACCGACTATGAATTAGAACAAGAATTGCAAGAGCAATTTGATGAATACATAAATGATTCGCATGACCCAGTAATGATTGCAGGAATTTTATTTTATCCTGCTGACATTCTAAAAGAATGCGACCCAATCGCTTATCGTGTTTTTCTAAATGATTTTGAATCGTATTTAGAAAACGAATAAATAAAAACCAAGATCGCAGAAATAAAACTCTGCGATTTTTGGGACGTCCCGTGTGATGCGAATCACATTCAAAATACGGCGTGTCGTCTTGACTTTTTGAGATTTCTCTGCTATACTTCTAGTATAAAGAAAATTGAGAAAGGTTCTCAAATTGAAAGGAGTCCAAATGGACTATAACGAATACTATGATGAAATTTATCTAGAAATCTATGAGGAGTTTGGCGCTGAAAGCGTATCAGACCCAGCCTACGCTGAATCTCTAAAAAAGTGATGTAAATCACACAACGCCTACGGCGTGTCGCCTTGACTTTTCAGGGTATGTGTGATAGTCTTACTACATAAGAAAAACTAAATAAAGGACAAATTGGCTAATGAGCCTAAGCAAATAAATGTGATGCAAATCACAGTGAGCCTTAGCGAATAAGTAGCCAAAATGTCAGCCCCCAATGGTAAGATAGTCTTATCAAACAAACGAAAGGAAGTCTAAAAATGACTTACACTATAACACTAGAAACCTTTTCAGGTTCTACAAAAAAAATCAACCTTGCCTCTAAGGGTGCGGTTGCTCAATTCATCTCAACTTATCCAACTCAACTACCTGTTGGCGTTGCAGTAAAAATCGCTTGCGATACCCTTGGAATTAGTGGCACACTTCGTGGCACTTCTACACTTACAAAATCAAACTAAAGAATAGGAAATAAAATAAATGACTAAAGTAGAACACTCTCTAAAGTTCGTAACCGAGTTCGATGAAACTCACCCAGTAGCACTACAAGCACTATCTATCCCTCACTCAGATTTGGTTGCTATGCTTGAAGGAATGCTAAAAGATTTGCTAGTGCCTGCCCTCGGTCCTGTACTTGATGAAATAAATGCTCGTGGCACTTATGCAATTCTAAAGGTGGCCGAGTAATGATGACACGCAAGGACTATGTTGCAACTGCTGAAATTCTTTCATCATTCAAAGATTTGATAGGTGATGAATTTACTTTTCACGACTTAGTTGATGAATTTGGTTCAATGTTTGAAGCAGATAATCCAAGGTTTGATTCAACTAAATTTTTTGAAGCGTGTAACAAAGACACTTACTAAATAAAAAAAATCCTGAGCAAGATTTAAAACTGCTCCACACTCAAAATTTTGGGACGTCGCGTTCGGGCGTGTCGTCCACATGACGCAGATCACATTCAGAATTGAGCGTGAGTTATCCACATGACCTACATCACATTTCAAAATGTCCGATTTGTGGCATTACTGGTCAGTAGATGTCAGACCCCCCTGCTATACTTACTAGTATAAAGAAAGTCAATCAAGGTGATTGAACTAGAAAGGAATTCAAATGAATTCAACAATTATCAAGTGTGTAGAACACACACCCTTCAAGTCTGCTATCTCAGAGGTTGCAGATACACAATTTACTTTTTGTGAAATTTGTGAAAATAACATTGAGCGTTGGTACAATGATACCGACCCTGAGCGTCTACCAATGTGGACAGATTGGAAGGTATCTAAATGATAGACTTCGTAAAACAATTAGAATTAGAAAACTATCTTGCAGACGAGCAAGTAGACCCACTAGCAAAAATGCTAGATGAACTAATAAAGAAAGGAGAATACAAATGAGCCTATCCCTTGCTAATAAAATCGCAAAAGATAAATTCTTTCTGCCCCCTTCAAAATACATAAACCACAAAGTCGTGGAGATTGTATCTCTAAATGAGGATAGCGGTATCGCTACTGTAATCCTAGAAAAATACACAATAGGCAAAAATGCTAATGTGTATAAAAATAATAATGTATTCACAATTGAATTACCTTATTCCGAATTTCAAAATCTAAATGGTTGGAGTGAATAAATGAGTACCTATGTACCAATTAAATCTGTATGTGGTGCAGTAACTACCACAATTGACATCTATGACATTGAGTTAAACCCTCATGGGGTTATCTGTTGTGATAACTGCAAGTCAATTATTCTATGCCGTAAGGCTTGGGATTTTTTATACAAGGAGAATAAGTAATGGCTATCTTTGAATTTAATGCTTTCATAAATGTCGAAGCAGACAACTATGATGAAGCAATTGACCAATTCGATTTCAAATTGAAATACGGAAACATAAATCGAAGCGATGTTTATGTCGCAGACATTGAGGAGAAATAAAATGAGTTTTTATCAAACCTTTTTTGAAAGTGGAAACGCATTGTTTTGGTTTTCAATGATCTGCTTAGCAAGTGGATTTTATTTATTTGTAAAAGAGTAGAAAAACGGGACGTCGCGTTCGGGCGTGTCGCCACGCTGTGAGATTTAT